GCCTAGGCTTCATAGCTTTGCCTGGCACTCGGTTTTTCTCCGTCTTGAGGAACGCCCTGATGGTCCAGTCCTGGTGCGTCGACAGACCATCTTCCTCAAGGGACCTTGCGGCCTCTAGGTATCGTCGCCGGAGAGTTCCTGAGTAACTCTCGGCAGTAGCTCTCCAGGAAAGAGCACCGTCTCTGTATCTGCGAGCGAACTTGAGAAGTTCGCCCCAAACTACCTCAGATCTGGCAGACACAGGCCCAAACACTTGGGCGGGCACCTCTCCCATCGACCGCATTGCAAGTGCGGTCACCTCGTTGTGGGGACACGGACGGTTACAAACGGGCACAAAAGCCCCTTGCAAAGGCGCTCTGTAAGCCGTCCACATCTCCCTGCGACTCTCTTTGCAGGTGGCCCAATCCACCTTCCTGGTGTCTAGGACACCGGTCACCACTGGGGGCGGAGACCCCCAGCAGAGACCTGGAATTCGAACTGGGCCCCCCTACTGAGAGGGTGGACTCTCTTCTACGTCCAAACGCTCGCGGGCCAAGCGCTCAGGAGCAGTTTCCCAGAAAGAAGCAACTACTGTGTCAGGTAGTGCAAACACGGCCGCCGAAGCCGGTATCTCTTTCTTGGCAAACCACTCACGCGCGCGGGACCTAAGTCCCGCGAGGAGCTCTTGGGTGCGCGGGCGAAAGCACGCATAGAGAGACAACGAAGCGAGCAACTCCGGGCAAATGACAAGTCTGCCCTTCACAGTTTCGACAACGAGGTAAACCTCGTGCTCGTCCGTCGTGGTTGGGAACACTCCTCCACCAAGGAGTTTTGCGTCGCAATCAAGCAAACCCAGCAAAGCGTTGGCAGGGCCGGGAAGCTCGGAACTAGGGAGGTCAGGAACCCACCGCCTAGAAACCAAGCGACCAACGACGCCACCTCTGCCGCCAAGATAAGCTTGCAGTCTGTTCGTCCAAACAGACCTTTTGCGATGCCGGGAGGGTGTCAACCCGCCCGCGGTTGCGCTGGCATGCGCAACTCCTGCTTCTAAGGCGAAATCCATCCCGTGGATATACGCCCTGTTTTCCCCTTTGTCCATAAAGAGACGCGGGGGCACGTCCGCCCGAAGAACTGGCGGCGGTGCGAGTGTTCCTCGATAGTACCACGCGGCCGCAACCTCTAGGAGCCACCCTAGAGTTGTGCGCCCGATGGCATGCTTCCACAACTTCGCGAACGCCCACCAGGCCCACCCTTTCAACGAGAGTACCCAAGAGCTGTACCTGGCCACCACTGAGGGCAACCAGAACAGATAAAACACCCAAGGAGAAAGTTCGAACCAAGCGACGCCCTGCTCGCCTAGCAACCCGAAGAAGCGCAGAAGCAGTTCCAACAGCGCAACCCAAAACCACCAAGCGGCGACTCTGAGCGACGCGTCCAAGAACAACACCCAATCCACAAACAGCTGCAC